CCCATTTTGGGTCTTACAACAACGTCTTGGCATAACTTAAAAAATGGGCTATTTTCAGCGAACTCTATGCCCTTCAACTTAAGCTCGCCACAGTTCTTGAGACGAGCGATATGCCAGTTAAGTTGACTATCTTTTAGCAGTTGTTCTGTTCTAGCAATTTGATTATCTGCTGCTTGCTTACATCTTCTTTGAAGTGAATTATCTAGTGGGATCGAAAAGGTCATAGAAAAACCGAGATTTAAAGCGTGGTTGTCCTTCTGTCCTGTTCTGTTTTGTGTGTAGTGCGTTATTTCTCCATCATCGCCATATTGTGGCTGAGAATACCAATACTCCCGTGGCGAGGAATATTGGTGGCTGTCGGTAACGAATGGGCTAAAAGTTAACATCGGACCCTGACACAAAATATTACCTCCATACTGATTTTGTATTAAATTACCTTGTAAGGATTGTATTGCCATATTCGTCACTGAACCGCTGGAATTAGCGACGGGAGCTGCTGTTTGGGAGGTATTTGCTAATACTTTAGGTGATAATATAAGGCCGATTATTGTGAGAAGACTGAGGTAGTTTCGGTGACGCTTTCGATGGTACTTGTGCGTATTATGTTGGTCACGTTCGATAGACCGGGTCCTGTATAACTCTCTACAAATTGAAATGGGTTTCCATTTGTTGTGATGGTCACGTTTGGTTTGTTGGTTAGATTGGCTCCCGTCCATGTGTAATTTGTGCCGTTGATTGTTTGGGTTGTAGTTGTTGGGGCGGGTGAAATGTTGCCATCAATTGATAAGCCTGTTCCGTTTAATGTGTAAGTGTGTCCAGTATTATAGTCATGAGATGTTATATTTTCCGTGACGACACTTGTAGTGCGGGTGACAGCCGACATAGTTCCTGACGAAAAGTTAGGAACTACTGGCACAGCTAGTGCCTTAGCTGGAATTAATAATATAAATAGAGCGACTAATTTCTTCATTCATTTGGATTAGACAGGTTCACCCATAGGACGAACAGGATAGAAAATATTATTAGCAGGGTAAAAAAGATAAACATTAGTCAACCAAAGTTTCAATAATGCTTGTTGCAGTGCAGCTAGAGCCAGCTCCCATAGTTCCGCTGCAGGTATGCACGCCTGAAGTCAAACTCGTTATCGTTCCTCCGTTCACTCCGCCCGAACCTGTAACAGTAGAGCCAAGCGAAGGAAGCGAACCAACAACACCAGAGCTAACTGTTGTAGCAGATTGGATCGCATCACCTTGAGTCAGCGATTCTGTGACGCTAAAGGCTGAACCGGCTGTTGTTACTGCAAAGTCAGTATCTATAAAAGCGGGGACTCCTGCCGTAACCGAACCAATATTCAATCCTCCCACAGCTCCAGAGGTTGTTGTCCCTGAAATTGTTGTTGAAGGAGTGATATTAGATCCTGTTGCTGAATAAGTTGAACCTATTCTTGTTGCACTTGAATAGGCAGGATCAAGAGTAATAGTTGCACTCGATTTTATGGAGTGACGGACATCGGCCTGAACAGGAGCAGCCAATAACAAAAGGAGTGGGAGTAGTTTTTTCATACAAGTTTTCCTTGATTGTCTATTTCCCGACCTGTAATTGGATCGGTTTTTACAATTTCAGCTCCTTCTATCTTAATAGGAGTTTCTACTCTGATTGTTTGATATGTACCTGATTGAGTTGATAAAAGTTGTTGAATTTCTCTTTTATTCATAGGTTTTTCATCGTCAGATTTATAAGTTCCGTCTCCTCTCTTTTTTGCAGTTTCAACTCCGTAGCTAGCCAAAACCCCAGTAAACACTGAAGCTATAAAGGTTGGGTCGATTTTTGATTGTTGCCATCCGGGGATCGTAATGTAGTTTAAAGTCAGAATAAATCCGCTCCAAACTAATACTCCTAAACGAACAAAAGTAGATAAAACAGCTAATTGTTCTTCTTTATCATCCATACTGTTTTTCAACTTTTGGAAGACGTTTTTCTTTTCAGTTGTTTCTTCACTCATAGGTAAAAAACGGAAACATGCCTAATCTAGGCAAAGTTTGTAAAAAAGTACATGCCTGAAATAGTGGCGGCTGTTATAGGAGCAACGGCTTCTGTTTTTTTAATGGCCATCAGCAATATCAGTACAAGGAGGGAAAGAGATATTCGTGAGATTTTTAAACGATTAAATGCTTTGGAACTAAAAGTTGCTAGCTTATCTGAGGTTGGTTATACCCGTCAGAGAAACTGGAGGAAAACTTCTTCTAACTAGATACAACAAAACCCCCTATGCAGACCTAGGCAGGGGGGTTTTATCGGGTCTGGGTGATGGGGGACGGGTAGACCAACCCAAAATTACCAATAATGTCTAGTCTTGGGAAGAGTTAGGTTTTTATTATGCTTGTAATCTTCAAACCAATCCTCCTTGCTTTTGTTCAAACTCAAGCTTTCAAACGACTAATTGTGGATTTGTTAAAAGCTTTGGTGAAGCAAACTGACAATACGTTAGATGATCAAGCAGTTGAGTTTATAGAAGATAGATTATGGCCAAACAAATCAACAAAATTACAATGAGCAAAATTGAAAACACAGCTATGTCCACAGTAATGGGTAAAGAGTGGGCAGAAGAACAACGTCAGCGTGCGTTACGTATGGATCGGTTGTATGTTTTAGACGGAAGACATCGACCTGATCATGAATTTCATGGGCTTTATACAGGCTTGGCTGAGAAGGCGGAGGAACTGGAAAAAAACTTTGATTTTGAAGGAGAATCTTGATTTAAGAGATTTTTTTGATGCTTATGACAGAGGCGATCCATATCACATTTCAGCGGTGTCAGAATTGTATACAGAGATTACTAAAGCTGCCCCTGAGTTACTGACAACTGAGCAAAGTTGGTATAGAAATTGGATATGGGGAGGCAAACGTGATCTCCGCACCGGAGAAAAGTTAAAAAATGAAAGATCCTGTGGAACCTATTGAACTTTCCGTTATCTTAGATTTAGCTGAACCTCCTAGTTTGGAAGAAGAATTAACAGTTGAAAAACAAGTCTTAGAAATAAAAGAAGCAGACAATATTGAAGAGTTAAAAAGGTATGCTGAATGCATTACAAGAGAAAATTATCAACAAGGATTTTTTATTGCTAATTGTTTAGAAAAAATTGCTGAATTACAGGCAAGAGTAATTTGTTTGCAAAACCCAGTGGGAAAAACAAAAGAGAGAAAGAAAACAACTATTGAACGTTTATTTAGTCTTTGGTAACGGCCTTAATACATGTTGAGCATGAATAGAAGTTCTTGAATCGCTCCATTGAATTTCATAGTAAAAATATTCCCGACCTGCGCTATTTTTCTTTTTTAAAATATTTTTAATGTTACCCGTCCTAGGTTTTAGGGGTACGCTTGTTCCCCCTATCGTTTGTTTTATCACTGGGTCGTTGATTTGAAATTTCTGTCCGATTAGTGGGTTTGCCATAAATACTGTCCAATAGGATGATTTGAACTAATTGTTTTTTGCTGTAATGCGTTTTAGTTCCAGCTAACGATTTTAATTTACGGCTAGGAAGCTGTTCAAGGAAATTCGCAAAACCTTCTTTGGGTAAAGGGCTTCTGTAAACAAAAGCCGATCCAATGAGATCAAGAAGTTTTTTCATCTTTTGGGTTTATCCAAAGTGTTCCATCCGTACACATATATCCATTGGGAGGAGGAGTGAGCCAAATTCTTTTGCCATCAACAATTTTAAAATTACGAGTACCACATAGTTTGATTTCAGGAGGTTTCATTTTCTTACTGAGTTTAAGAGTTTGGATAAAGCTCGACCTTCTAAACGATTTTGAACTGTTTGTTGCCAGTCTAAATCATCTTTACGCTTTGCTTCTTTATAAACATCTTTGGGTATAACTTTCTTTAAATAGTCATAAACCATTTCTCTAATCCAAGCTGTAGGCTTAATTTCTTGCTCTTTCATGTGGTCAATAAAAAGCTTTCCTCTATGTGGAGCTAGAAGAATTTGAAGATGCTTTCTATTTCCGTGGCCTTTTTTTGCTTCACTCATTGTTATTGTAGTTTTTTAAATAATACTATAATACTTGAATAAGTCATTATTTTTGGTGTTGTTTTTTGAGGTGTTTGCGAATTAGGAGAAGCTCTTTGATACGAGCTTCAATCCTTTTGATTTGTTCTTCTTGATGAGAAGTCATCAAACTTCCTTGTATAAAGCAGAACTAGGCCCAAATTTTTGCAAGAAAAAAGGCCATGTTCTAAACATCAATGCTTTGTTATCGGCGTCTGCCAATACCCCTGCTTTTCCTAGTGCAGATTCAAAACTAGAACCATGTCTTGCTGCGGTTTTAAAAGTGTTTAAAGCTTCTGATTGATTCATTTTTCTACATTGAATAGTTAGTTAAATTGCGAAAAGAAGAAAAGCTGTAATCTTCATCATCGTCTGCACCTTCAAAAGGAATTAGCAGCCAGTTTTGGTCTTGATGCTTGTTTAGATATTTTCTAAGATTTTGATTTGAAAGAGGTGGATCTGTTTCTACGTCCCAAAAAATTGTTGTATGGCAGCGTCCATGAGTCCATTGTTCTGGTTCGTACAAAGTAGCTGGATAAGCTTGAACAGCATCTGCCACTTCTGCTTCAACATATAGGGTTTCTAATTCTGGGTCGTACTCATACGAGTAGACCTCATAGACCTCGGACATACTTTCCTTGTGAACTATTAGAATAATACTCTAACAGTTAATTAGAAGGAAGTAGTTTTAAGGAATTAGTTATATTTTCTTTTCTCTCACGCGGGGGGATATATCCAAAAGTGTCCTAAATCACCAAACCCCGTTCCATCACTACTTAAATCAATGGGACACCTTGATGGGACACCCTACTTTTGTCCCATGCTTACGTTCCAATGGGACACTTTTCACTTGTCCCATGCTTGTGTCCCATACCAAATCGCGTTCCATCACTAGCTTTTACCCCTAATGGGACACTTTCTTGAACCTCTCCGCACGCGCGTATAGCTCTATATATTTTTGGATCGTTTCCTACAAGTTCAATTAAACCTCTTTTTTCTAAGCGTTGGATCGATTTACGAATTGCAGCGGGTTTCCCATTCAAGAGAGGATCATCAACTAAGTCATTTGTGGAACGTGCCTCTGGATGAATAACTCTTAATTTTTGTAGGACACGCCCAGTAACAGAAGCAGGTGTTGGTTCGTGATCTACTTCTGGAGTGTGGTCAGCAATTGTAAAGCTCAAATCATCTTGCATTTGCATAACGAGTTGAGTACCCATTCGACCTTGACGAGATTTTTCAATTGTGATTAAACGACTGAATTTTCCAATACGAGCTGATTCTTCTTCTGAAGGTTTTGATAATGCCCATGTTTCATCAACAGCATCTCTAATTGCAGAAGTACCTCTAAATCCACCATTTTTATTTGCATGGTGAATAATCAAGATTGTTGTTTTTGGGAATAGGTTTCCGTTATTTCTAGTGAGCCAATAGAGGGGAGTAGCAAAGTCGGATTTATTTTCGTCGAAAGCTTTTCCTCCGCTACATCCAATCAAGGAGTCAATGATGACTAATTTTGGCTTTTTCTCTTTCATTAAAGTGACAAACTGAGCATATCTTTGAAGTTGCCAATCAGTAAGAATCATGGTGTTTGAGTCCACTGGATAATCAACTTCTTCTAATTGTTCTTTTAATTGAGTTAAAGGCTGATCTCCATTCAAGATTAAGACTGGTCCTTTCTCTACTGGAACTAAGTCACCTCTAACAACAAAAGGAGTTCCACTTGAAACATGTTTTGCAATAGTCCATGCACTCATTGATTTACCGTCACCACCTGCTCCATAAATCAAGACAACGGAAGGACTTGGTAAAACGTCTGGAATTAAATATTCACGTTTAATGTCCATATTCATCAAATCTTGAGCAGAGAAAAGACCTGTTTGATTTTCATATTGAAGTTGGTCAACAATTATTTTTTCAATAGCTGTTTGATCTCTATAACCAGCCTGAAGAGATAAGGCATTCAGTTTGTAATTAACTTCTGCGGGATTATCTAAATCAAGGATGGCTTTGGCACGTTTTACAACTTCATCAAAGGCAAGAACTGAAGTTCTAATTTCTTGAACCTGCTTAGATTCAGCGGATTTAACAATTTCAGCTATGTCCTGAGAAAACCTATGCCTCGCTGGATCTTCTCTATCAGCTAACCAAATAAGAGTTCCTAATCCAACGCCTGAACCTTTAAAGGAATACCAAGCTGTTGTGCATGGTGTGTTTTTGTCATCAGCTTCTTCCCATTCATTAGCGTAATCAGGATCTTGAGAAGACCAGTGGGACCATAAAGCAAGACCCATATCATTAGGCATTGCTGAGTGGATCGCCATACCGATCTGAATCCATTGCTCTCTAGAGCCAGCTCCCTTGTGCGAAATGACACTTAGGCAGTCATGGATGATTTGTGCGATTTCGTCTTCTGTACGGTCACTGAAGTCAAGATCCTTGCGATTTGTATGCACCTTTGGAGGTGCTTTCATCTCAGCGATCAACCAATCAGGAGCAACAGGAATATTTTGAAGACTTCCTTCTAACGAATAATGTCCAGCAACAGATTGTCTTCCTCCGGGATAAGCACCAAGAATTACACCTTGTCTTCTTCCCCAAAGAATTTCATAGTCTCCACCGTCTTCTTTCCTTAATCCATGTCCTTTTACTTCTCCCCAAAGATGCTCAGGGATGTAGAAGATGTATTTAGCTGCATTTTTTTTAGTGCTGACAACTTTTGGAGCTTTATCTAAGGAATCACCCCAAACTTGTTGAAGTTTCTTGAGGTTTTTATCAACGTCAAGAATGACAATGCCTTTACCTCTAATTCCTGTGTAAAGACCAACGGCTTGAAGGTCAGGATTTTTTCTTAGAGCTAAAGCAACATCAGCTTTATCAAAATCCCTGTCATAGCTTTCCTCTAAAGGATTTTTTCCTGTTGCTTTACGCCCAGACAACATCCGAGCATTTTTCTTGTAGATTGGAGCGTAGATCAAGCCCTCAACAAGAGGACTGGTCAAATCTGAAGTGTTCATGTAGTATTCTATTAGAAATAACAATCAAAAGTCTTTGGTGCTTATCCCACGCCAAGGACTTTTTTCATTTTAAGCATAGTTGACGTATATTGGTCAACCCTATACAATAATATTGTGCAAAGTTAAACTTTTGCCCAATCGTACAATTGCTACTAACAAATTTCTATCATGAAATTTTCAGCCACCTTTAATGAAAAAGTCGAA